GATGTGGGAGTACTTTGAGGCATACCGGGCAGGGGTCAAGGCAAACCCAAGGACCAAGACGGTATTCCCCGGCAAGGATGCTATCCCCCAGCATGAGCCTTTGGAGCGACCCTTGACCTTAGAAGGCTTTGAGAACTGGTGTGCGGATGCAGGTATCATTGAGGACCTTGGGACCTATTTCACAAACAGGGACAAGCGATATGACGACTATGTAGCCATCTGTTCACGCATAAAACGAGTCATCCGTCAAGACCAAATCGAAGGGGGTATGGTCGGTCAGTACAACGCAAGCATCACCCAGCGGCTGAACTCTTTGGTGGATAAGCAGGAGAATCAGGTCTTTATTGAACAATGGACCGAGGATGAATGAAGGTCATAAACACCACCGCCAAGCGGAAGATTGAATCGCTGACCCATCGCAAACGGGTCATCCAAGGAGGGACCTCGGCCTCCAAGACCTTCAGCATCCTTTGCGTTTTAATCAAACAGGCTTGCACGAAGAAGACCGAAATCAGCATCGTCGGGGAAACCGTGCCTCACCTTCGGAGGGGTGCGATTCGGGACTTCATCAAGATAATGATTGCCAAGGGCATCTTCGTTCCGGCAAGGTGGAACAAGACCCTGCTGACCTACCAGTTCGCTAACCGTAGCACCATCGAGTTTTTCTCGGCTGACCAAGAGGCAAGGCTTCGAGGTGCAAGGAGGCAGGTGCTATTCATCAACGAGGCGAACAACATCGACTTCGAGTCCTACTACCAACTCGCCATCCGTACCAGCGAGGCCATCTACATCGACTTCAACCCGACGCATGAGTTCTGGGCGCATACCGAGGTCTTGCGTGAGGACGATTCCGAACTGCTCATCCTGACCTATCAGGACAACGAGGCCCTGCCTGACACGATTAGGAGGGACATCGAACTGAACCGCACCAAAGCCGAAACATCTGCCTACTGGGCGAACTGGTGGAAGGTCTACGGCCTTGGTCAGGTCGGGACGCTCCAAGGTGCGATATACGAGGACTTTGAGGTCGTGGAGGGTATCGATGTCAGCCGTGCGAAATTCGTCGCCCTTGGACTTGACTGGGGCTTTAGCAACGACCCTACGGCCTTGGTCGCTATCTACCGCCAAGGGGACTGCCTGCTGATTCAGGAACTGCTCTACGCTACGGGACTGACCAACCAAGACATCGCAGACAAGTTGCGGTCGCTGGGCATCACAAGGGCTTGGGAGATCGTGGCGGATTCAGCAGAACCCAAGAGCATCGAAGAAATCTACCGACTTGGATTCAACATCAAACCTGCTGAGAAAGGCCCCGATTCGGTCAGGAACGGCATCGACATCCTGAAACGCTTTAAATTGCAGGTTACCAAGGACTCGACCAACCTCATCAAGGAACTGCGCTCCTACACTTGGGCCACGGATAAGGAGGGCAAGAACACGGGGGTCCCGATTGATTCGTTCAACCACGCCTGCGATGCGATGCGGTATGTGGCTCTCAACAAGTTAAGGGTCAGCAACTCGGGGAAGTATGTTGTGGTGTAACTTTGGGGCATGAACACCGAACGCATCATCGACCTTCTAATCGAAATCGGGAAGACGCTTGCAGCCGTTTTCTTTATCCTCACCCTTCTAACCCTCCTTTGGACCTTATGAAAGTCGTTCACTACTACCACATCTATTGCGGAGGGAATTGGCAGTTGATCCTCAACCAACACATGATGGCGGTCTGCAACTACGGCCTTATCGGGGTCTTGGATGAGATAAGGGTCGGCATCGTCGGTCCACCCGAACAACGCAAAGCGGTCAAGGAGGTGCTGGAAGGTTCAATGGTGGCCCCGAAGATTAAAATCGTGGTAACCCGGACCAACGCTTGGGAGCAGGCGACCCTTACCGAAATGTACCGGGCAAGTCAGGAAGAGGAAGCCGTCTACCTGTACGCTCACACGAAGGGGGCAAGCGACCCGTCCCTCATCAACCAACTTTGGAATCGCAGCATGACCTTCTTCAACGTAGTGGCTTGGGAACGGTCCATGCAACTGCTCGAAGGAGTTGATGCGGTGGGATGTCATTGGATAACCAAGGAGCAGTTTCCTCACATGGCAGACGCAAACAACCCCGAAGGCTATCCCTACTTTGGTGGAACCTATTGGTGGGCCAAGTCGTCCCACATCAAGGAACTGGGCGAACCGGTACGGGAACACCGCTGGCAAGCCGAACATTGGATTGGCAAGAAACCCGACACCAAGGTCTTTGATTCCAACCCCGGATGGCCGGGTCCCGAAAAGTTTGTAATCACATTTTAACCATGAAAGACAAAGAACTGATTGCCATCCTCGACGAGTTAGACCTCAATGGTGCTGACTATGACGGAGGAACCGACAAAGCCAACGGCCACAACTACACAAGCACCTATGCCAAGTACTTGGCTGAAATGAGAGCCGACTCCATCAACTTCGTGGAGATAGGGGTTTGGCACGGAGGGTCTATGGCTATGTGGTGCAAGTATCTACCCAAGGCCAAGTTCCTGTTCTACGATATTGCCAACCAAGTCAAGCCAAAGGCTGACAAGCACATTGACTGGACTCGTTCAAGGCTCCACATCGCATCGGCCTACACACCCGAATCCGTGCAAGTCGCAAGGGACTATTTTAAGAACGGCATTGACTTTCTGCTGGACGACGGCCCGCACACCTTAAGCTCTATGTTGCAGGTTGTTAACCTGTATGCTCCATTGATGAACCAAGGCGGTGTCTTAATGATTGAGGACGTGCAGAGCAAGGATTGGTTCGTGAACCTGTCAGCCGTAGCACCAAGCAATTCAATCTTTGAGGCCATAGACCTTAGCGAATCGGGCCGATACGACGACCTCATTGCCGTTTACAAGTTCTAACCATGGGCATCCCCGTAATCATCAACAACCGCAACCTGCTGACGTGGCCCAAGGCGATGGTCAGGGACTTGAGCAAGTGGGAGGGGATTGGGGACATCTACATCGTGGACAACGGTTCAACCTACGAACCTTTGCTGGAGTGGTACGCCACCAACCCTTGCAAGGTCGTAATGCTTGGCGAAAACTTGGGCCATCAAGCCCCATGGACTTCGGGCTTGGTGCAACAACTGGGAGAGCCGTTCTATGCAGTTACAGACCCGGACCTTGACCTGTACAAGACCAGCAAGCGGACGATTCCCATGTGCTTGCAGTGGTTGCAACAATTCCCCCAAGCAGGCAAGGTGGGCCTGTCGCTCCGATGGGATGACGTGCCTCCAAGGTCGTCGTACTACACCCACGTGAACAACTACGAAGCGACTCGTCAGCGTAACTCAAGGGTCATCATGGCAGCAAGGGTTGATGTTCCTATCGACACGACCTTTGCCGTTTACAATCGTCAGGAGTACTTTATCGGTGGGGTTTCATTGCTTGAGTCAGCGAGGCACATTCCTTGGTACTATTCGGAGAAAGAACGCAAGGCTGATAAGGAGTTTAGTCAGTACCTTGCATCGGCATCGTCGGCATCGTCCTACAAAACCTTCTTGAAACTATGAAACTCCAAGACCTCACCATCGACCAGTTCCAGCGCATCGGAGCCATTGAGTTCTCAAGCGTCCTTGGGGACTACGACAAGCGTGCAGGGGTCGTTGCAATCGTTGAGGGGGTGGATATATCACTCGTCCGAGAGATGTCCGCCAAGAGCGTCCTAAAGCGTTACAAGGCCATCATAAGCGAGTGGAACGCATTGCCTGCGTTGGGCTACAAGCGAAAGTTCAAAGCCGGGGGCAAGTGGTGGATCCCGACGGTGTTCACGGATGAGTTGACTGCCGGTCAGTTGATAGAGTTAATGGACGCAAACACGACCGACGAAAAACAACTGCTCCAAAACCTTCACCGAATCATGGCTACTCTATGCAGGGAGGGCGGTCTATTCGGATTCTTCCCCAAGAAGTACGACGGGGCTGCCCATGCCGAGCGAGCCGAGTTGATGAAGAAACACGCCAAGGTGGGCGATGTTTGGGGCGTTGTCAGTTTTTTTTTGCTAAGTTCCGAATCCTACTTGAAAGTTTTGAGCGATTATTCCAAGCACCTGATGACGAAGGCAGGGGAGTTGACGTAAGCCCGCTTGCCGGCTACGGATGGCTGATGGTGGTGTGGAGGATGGCTAACAAGGACGTTTTAAAGTTCGATGCCATCTTCGCAATGAAGGCGGTGGAGTTCCTGAACTATGCCCTGCTGATTCACGACATCTTGGAAGCCGAACGGATGGAAGCGGAAAGAGCGAGAAGAAGGTAGTATATTTGCATTAGTCAGGTGGCGGAATGACGGTACAAAGAGTAATGGTATGTGCCTGATACGGTAGACGCTACGAGTTGGATTTAGGTCTCAAACATTCCCGTTCGAGTCGGGCATAGTGGGCCAACTAGGAGAAACTAAGACCATGCAGGTTCGAATCCTGTCCTGACTACACATTCCAGCACGGGGGACATTTACCCGTATGGAAACAACCATCCTCGCCAATGGTAAGCCCGTAGGCAAGTTCGGCAGCGGTTCGATGAAGGGCATCGACGAAACCGCTTTGGAGGGCATTGGTTCAGTCGTTGGCCCCAAAGGTGGAGGCAAGTCGCCAACCCATGATGTCTTGATCAAGTGGATTGAACGGGTCATCGAGCTTGCGAAGAAAAACCTCGAAGCAGCCAACGCAAACGCAGGGGGAACGCTATCGGCATCCATTGCACCCGAAGACATCGAACTATCCGCAAAGCAAATCGTCGTGGCTATCATGGCCAACCCCTATTGGAAGTACGTGGACCAAGGGGTGCGAGGCAAAACGTCAAGCCTAAAGGCTCCAAGGTCGCCATTCCAATATCGGGATAAGTTCCCACCTGCCCAAGCCATGGCCGATTGGATTGCAAATAAGGAAAAACC